TATTGTCATGATTTTAGCCCCTTTTTTACATATATACAAAAAACAGACAACTTATGATTCCAAAAGTTAGCGTATTTAAGAGCTTATTTAACGCAAAGGAAACTCCTTATTCATTAACTGTTCTCGAAGTCTTTGAGCGCATTAAAAATGGGTATTCCGATTTAAATAAAAAGATTGAACGGTTGAGAAAATTGGATGAAACATCCGAACAACATCGAAACTTGAAAAATTCGTTACTTGCGATAATGTTCAACGGCCAATTTAATGAGCGCAATGATAATGGATTGATTCAACATTCCGGGCTTTGTGTTTTGGATTTCGATGATTATCCAGATGAACAAACAATGAATGAAGAAAGGCAAAAATTACAAAATTGCCCCTTTGTTTATTTATTATTTACATCGCCAGGAGGCAAAGGTTTGAAAGTGGTTATTAAAATCCCCAAATCAACCAAGGATGAACACAAAAGAAGGTTCCAAGCATTTCAAAAGTTCTTTAATTCGGATTATTTTGATCCAACGAGCTGCAATGTTTCCCGGGTTTGTTTTGAATCTTATGATCCTGAAGCTTACATCAATGAATTTTGCGATGAGTTTACTCAAATCGACCAAGAAAAGGGATTTGATTTCCATGATAAAGCGCCCGTTTGCATCTTAAATGATGAAGATAAAATAATTGAACGGATAATGAAGTTTGATTTTGGATGTACTTTTTCCGAAGGATCCCGGAATCAATATGTTTTTAAGGTTGCCGCTTGTTTTTGTGAATACAATATTTCCAAAGATGCTGCCGAATATTATTTGCAAAATCAATTTGTTTCCCCTGGCTTTACTCAAGGCGAATTAATACAAACCGTTAAATCCGCTTACAAAAAAGCAAGCCAAGGAATCAAATACTTTGAAAATACGGAACTTGTTGTTAAGGTCAAGAATAAATTGAAGCAAGGAATCAATCCGCGAGATATAAAGAAACAATTGAATGTTGATGATTCCATTATTAATGATGTTAAAGATGAACTTGCAACAACCGAAGATGTATTTTGGGAAATAGAAATAAAAAAAGGAGTTGAAACAATAACCGTTGAACCGATGAAATATTCGGAATTTTTGGTTAAGAATGGATTTAATAAGTATTACCCGGAAAATGCCGAAAAGCCAACTTTTGTGCGCGTTCAAGAAAATAAAGTTCGGTTAAGTTCAACGGATCAAATAAAAGATTTTGTCTTAACCTTTCTTTTGAGTAAAGGGGAATGCAAAGTTTGGAACTATTGTTCAAAATCAACTTATTTATTCAATGAGAATCATTTAAATATGATTGATTCAATTGCTTTAAAGATGCTCCAGGATACAATCGATTGTTCTTTCATCCCCTTCAAGAATGGAGTTGCTAAAATAACAAAGAAAGAAGTTGTTTTGCAAAGTTACATTGATGTTAATGGATACATTTGGGAAAATCAAATAATTGGCCGGGATTTTACAAAGCTTGATTCCTTTGAGAATGATTTTAAGGATCTTGTTTATAAAGTAAGCAATGAAGATGAGAACCGAACAGCATCCCTTGAAACAACTCTTGGATATTTATTGCACACATTTAAAGATAAAACAGATCAAAAGGCAATTATTTTCAATGATCAAGAAATTGATGATAATGCAAATGGTGGTTCCGGTAAATCTTTGATGTTAACCGCGCTCGGATACCTTCGAAAGATTGTAAAGATTGATGGCAAAGCGTTCAACTTGAAAGGGGATTTTGTTTATCAAAGAGTTAATTTGGATTCTCAAATTTTAGCCCTGGATGATGTAAAGAAAAATTTTGTATTTGAAGATTTATTCTCATTGATTTCGGAAGGCATAACAGTAAACAGAAAAAACAAGGATGAAATTTTTATTCCATTTGAGCGTTCCCCGAAAATAGTTTTAACAACCAATTATGTTATTGCCGGCGCCGGTTCATCTCATGATCGAAGAAGGCACGAACTGGAGTTCTTTCAATACTTTAATGCGCAAAGAAGCCCCCTTGATATTTATGGCCGGTTATTATTTGATTCATGGTCGGTTGATGACTGGTCACGATTTGACAATTATATGATTCACAACTTGCAAAGCTTCTTAAAGAATGGATTGCTCAAATCGGTTTCCATTAATGCCGAAGCTAAGAGATTCATCCAAGCAACATCCAAAGATTTTTATGATTTTGTAAACGATAATCCAATAAAGATTGATGAATTTATTTATAACAATACTTATTTAGAATTATTCAAGAACGAAACCGCCGGATGGAAGGATCTTGAAGCGCGAAGGTTCTTGAAGTGGGTTGGAGAATATGCCAAGTTTAATAAATTAAAATTAACAAAAGGCCGGAACAGTTCCGGGCGATATTTTAAAATAGAAAATTTCAACGCTCCGAAAGTCGGGGATGTTTGGGATGAATTAACAACTAAAGCAATGAATTTATGAGTAATGTAAATATTGAATATGCTTGGAAAAATGATAAAAGATATCATATTTCAGATTCTTTTGTCAAAACTGGAGATCGATTTTATTTTATAAATGGAGATTTAAAATATGAAGTTTGCCCCCATAAAGGATCAAAAAAAGCTCATAGCTTTCATGCTATGCCGGGAGTAATTATTGATGCAAACATATCTTTCCATAAAGATTGCCAGTATTATTTACAAGATCAAAAAAAAATAGAACTAAAAAATTTAATTATTTATGCCGATAAAGTTTTATTAGAAGTTGAAGCATCAAATTATATAAAAAAAACAATCCCTGATTATTCAATGACTCCAGATTGTTTATTTTTAGATTTAGAAGGAAATATAATTTGTATTGTTGAAGTTTTTGTAACTCATTTAAAAGATGAAAATGATAAAATTAAAATTAGAAATTATAAAATAAACACAATAGAATTAAATTATGGAAAAACAAAAAACAATTATAAGGAGTTTGAAGGATATGAATGGTTATATCTCGATTCAACAAACCAAGAAGATAGATATAAAGGAACAAGAATTAAATATCTTGATGATAGAATTAGAAATTTTGAAAAAAGAATTAGAAATTTTGAAAAAGAAAGAGATTTATTATCAAACATTGGTGAAAGAATCAGAATCAAAAAAGAAGAAATTACAAGATTTGACACAGAAATGGAATATTTTAATGAAAGAATTTTATCTCACAAATAAAGTTAATTTAAACACAAGAGAAAATATTAAAAAATCACATGAAAAAATTAAGGTATATAAGAAATATTATTCACAAGCTGAAATTGATGCATTGCCAATGATAGAAATAGATCCTTTAACAAATATGTTTAAAAATAATAATAATATAATAAAACGATGAACTTATGATCACAATTAAACCAAATTTAGACCAAGTAAATAGAGCTGCAAAACTTTATGAATTTCAAATTTTAAATAAATCCCTTACTCAAGGCGATGGCAATGCTGCCGGGGCTATTGCCGAAATATGTTTCCTTGATTACTTTTCGTCAATTGGCAAAGAAATATTTCATGCGCAGCATCACGATTATGATTTTATAATGAATAAAAAAAAGATTGAAATAAAAGCAACTCGAGTAAATAATCCCCCAAGATTAGCGCACCAATTCAAATTACCTTGCGATCATTATGATCAACAATGCGATTTTTATTGTTGCATTTATGTTATGAATGATTTTTCAAAGGTTTTTATTAATGGCTATATTTCAAAAATAGATTTTTTTAATAATGCTATTTTGCACCTGGAGGGCGAAATGGAACATAACTTTACTTTCCGATGCGATACAAAAACAGTTACGCTTGCGGAATTAAAACCGTTGAATCATGAATAAAGAAAACAAAGCATTACTCAAAGCCCTGGAGGTTGAATATCTTAAAAAGAAATATCCAAATTGCCCGTATATTGTTGCCGAAGATTACAATGATAATTCAACCAATGCATTAACCAAATGTATTATTAAGTTCTTGAATTATTCTAATTGTCAAGCGGAACGGATTAATACGATGGGAATTTATCGCGAAGGTAAAAAGATAAAAGTCGGGGAAAATACCCGCCAATTGAAGGGGATGT